AATTGCGCTTTGTGATATTTATGAAATGGCTTTAGGGGGTGATGCAAATGGCTAAGATTTATGCCGAATTGATACGAAAAGGGATAAAAACACTGGACGATGTACCGAAAAAATTGCGTGATGCTGTAGCGGCATTGCTTGCGGAGAGCGAAAACTAAACGGACGAAAGGAGGTATTCTTCATGGCACAGGCGTGACAAATATTTCATAAGTTTATAATACCTAAAATTCCAAAAAATTTTAGTCTAAGGTAAAAGCCATTTTGAGAAAGCTTCGAGTCCGTTCCCCCGCTGCGCTTGATGCGGCTATTCGCTTTGCCCTTCGCTGCGTTTCTTCACATGATTGTCTTGACTGGTTTCGCCATGCAGTTATTGTTTATTTGGAGAATTACTCTAAAATCTTAACATGATGATGGCGAGGCAGAAAAATGATACGAACGCAATAAAAATGAATCAAACGATTTAATATACTTGACTTTGCAACAAAAACATTGTATAATTAAATACAACGCTGTCGAAGCGCTGTTTTCGTGCTTTGGCAGACAGCTATGATCATTAGAAATCCCTGTCAACACGGCAGGGATTCTTTTATGTCAATTTATGAGGTGAAAAAATGGCTGTAAGTTATAAAAGGCTTTGGAAGTTGTTGATTGATAAGGATATGAAAAAAGGCGAGTTATGCAAATTGGCGGGTATTAGCAATTCCTCCATTACGAAGATGAAAAAAAACGGTTGTATTACAACAGATGTGCTTAATAAGATATGTACTGCATTAGAATGTAATATTGAAGATATTATGGAGATTGTAAAAGAATAGATAACTTCTATTGTAGCAATAATTAATATCTCTATATTATGGATGTTGCCTAACAGGAAAGGAGTTTTTTGAAATGAACATTCAGAATCCTCCAAAGATAGGTGATACGCTATTTTTGATGCATAGAGAGGTAGTAGTAATAAAGGTGTACACCTTTTTCAGATTTGTTATAGTACGCTATTTGGACGAAGTGAAGGAATTTTGTGTGGATATTTGTGCCTTATCTCGAGAACCAGACTATACAAATTCGATTTCGTTAAAATTATTAAAGGGGGAAATGCTGTGAGTGGCATCAAGCGTTTTATTGAAGGGTATATGTCTGGTAATGCATGGGAAGACTTATGCGTTCAGTGCTATCGTATTCGCTATCAAAAAGATAACTACACTGCAATTCCCGCTACCCAAGGGGGCGATGCTGGTATAGAAGGTTTTACATTCAAAGGGATTGTTCACCAGTGTTACTGTCCAGAGCGAGATTATTCGGATAATGAGCTATATGCTCATCAACGCGACAAGCTTACTGCCGATATAGAAAAGTTAAAGAAAAACGCTAATAAACTTAAGGCACTCGGAGTCCCTCCAGTTGTTGAGTGGCACTTTAACATTCCAGAATATAAGGACACTCGGATTCTTACACACGCTGAAAGCAAACGCCAAGAAGTAATTAAAGCAAAAAAAGATAAACCTTCTGACTATGCACATATCGCAGATGATTTTCAAATTGTCATAAAAATTGCAGAAGATTTCACACCAGAAATAAGTCGAATCATTCGTACATCTTTATCTGATATGCGACTCAATGTAGCTATTGAACATTTGAGTGATCCTGATTGGTCAAAATGTGATTCCGAAAAGGTTGCAAACATACGTAGAAAGATCAAGGCAATCATGCTTGTTGATGACGCTGATGACGCTTTAAATGAAGTCGTCGGGATTTATGTTGACTATTACATAAGTGGATTGGAAAACATGAATAGGTTACGGGTAGAATTTCCAGAGATATACGAGGAAATTTATCGTCTTGAGCAAAGCTACAAGCGTGACGTGTCAGTTAAAACTCTCATAAATACGGACAAAACCATGAATCGTACTCTGTTTGATGAAATTCTCGACAAGTTTCATTCCAAACTCGAACGAGATTTTTCTTCTAGATTTAATGAAGCATCCATTGGCGAACTAAAGCAAGATTTAATAGCGAGTTGGCTTGCAGATTGTTCAATGGAATTTAGGGTGGTAAATAAATGAGAGAAGATTCGTTAAAATATACCGATATTGTTTTCGATGCAAAACCAGATGCGGTTCCGTATAATTACCGTATCAGCTATAAGGTTACTCAGCTTTGTTTAATTATGCGGATTTGCGGCCGTGGAGATGTTTGTTCACTTATAAAGCTTCATATGATTTCATTCGCCTTAATTTCTCAGGAGAATATGAGAAAGCTTGTTGCATTTGCGGACGGGATTGATAGTGCGCCAATTGTTCGTTTTGATCCATCAATTAACCGAGCTCTAACATATGCAATAGGATATGGATTAATTGAACAACAGCAGAATGCAAAATATAAACTAACTGACCGTGGTAAGCAACTTGCAGAACAGATCAAGACCGTTGGAGATCTTATGGTAACCGAAATAAGCGATTTAAACTTGCTAGCAAAAAAATTAACCGAAAGCAAAGTCAAAGAAATAGTTGATAGATGGAGGATAAAAGATGCTGAGAATCAATAGACTACGAGTCGAAATTAACACTGTTAAAGGTGTGTACGGAATCGATGAATCTTTTAAAGATGGGCTGAACTTTATAGCAAGCCTTGAAAATACTTGCGGAAAAAGTTCAATTCTTGCCGCCATTTACTATTGTCTTGGTTTTGAGCAGATCCTTGGTGGTGTCGGCGGAATTGGAAGCAAAGTTCTCACGTCTGCTTTTAAAACTGCCATTGAGGATAATGGAAAGCCTTTAACGGTAACTGAGTCTGGAGCTTATCTTGAAATCAGCAATGGAAATGAAACTCGAACAATTTATAGAAATATTAAATCAGAAAGCAAAGATAATCGCCTTGTGACTGTATATTATGGGAATTATGATTCAATAAGTAATAACAAAATATTATCTGAAGACTATTATGTTAATATCCAGAACTCAGCAACAAGCGAAAAGGGATTCCATACTTTTCTTGAAGAGTTCCTTCACATGAAGCTTCCGCTGGTTCGTGCATCGGATGGCAATGAGCGAAAGTTATATCTTCAGATGATTTTCGCCTCTATGTTTATTGAGCAAAAACATGGTTGGTCAGATATTCTTTCTGGCATGCCAGTGTTTGGAATCCGTGAATCTAAGAAACGAATTGTAGAGTATATACTGGGATTGGATACATTGAAAAACGAAAAGGAGAGAGAGCGCCTTAATGCAGTAAAAACTCAGCTTGAATACAAATGGAAGCAATTGGTTTCTGATTTTGAAAAAGCTGTTTATTCAGAATCATGTGAAATTTCAAATCTCCCAATTCATCCACGAGTTTTATCGGATGTTGATTATTCAAGAATAGTTGTTTCGGTTTTAGAGTCATCCCCTATTTTAGAGTCACCCTCTATTAAAGAGAAAATACAATCTTTGAATAATGAGTATGATAGATTGCGTCAATTGAAGCCCCTTGTATGTGATAATTTTGATGATCTTAACACTGAACTATCAGAAACACAAACACAAATACTTACTTTTGAAAGTCGCCTCAATGAAATAAATAGAAGTTTAGCAAGCTACAATGAAGCAATTAAACGGCTAAGTGCCGACTTGACACTGATAAACTCAGATATTCGTAATAACAACGATGCTGCACGCCTTCAAAAATTTGGTTCTGAAGCAACAGGTGGGGACATTTCAGCAGATATATGCCCTGTTTGCAAACAGCGTATTCAAGACAATTTGCTTGATACAGAAACTGTAAGCGGTTTTATGAGTATCGAAGACAATATAAGGCATCTTAAGGAACAAAAAAAGATGCTGGAATTTACATTGGGAAGTCGCAAAGAATCATGCGAAAAACTCAGTAGAGAAAAAGATAATCTCGAAGTACGGCTTCAAACGCTACGGCGATTAGCACATACGCTTCGTTCGGATTTGTTTACAACCACAGACACAGAAGCATCAGAGGCTATTATGCTCGAGCGGATAGAGATTACTAACCGCATCGAACGATTATCAAAATTAGAAAACACCATTGTTTCTTTGATTGAACAATTAAAGGAATTATCTGTAGAGTGGAATACATATCTAGATCAAAAGAATAATCTTCCGAGAAATGATATCTCAAAGTCAGATGTTGAAAAAATTACTCTTTTGAAAGAGCGATTTATTGAAAATCTAAAGCGGTATCACTACAGCAGTTTGTCAAGTTTTGAGGGAATTGAAATTTCTATTGATTCATCACTTTTGCCTACTATTGATGGATTTGATATGAAATTTGATTCATCCGCTAGTGATGGTATCCGTGTAATCTGGGCATTTACAATGGCACTGTTACAAGTTTCTATCGAGAAAGATGGCAATCATCCTGGCATTATCATTTTTGATGAACCTGCACAGCAAAGCATTGTGCCGGAAGATATGAAAAGCTTCATTGAAACGGTTGTAGAAATCAAAAAACCATTCCAAATCATTACCGCTATTACATTAAACAGCCAAGAACTCATTAATATTATTAATGGATTGGGTGCATCAAGTTACCATAAAACTCTAATTGAAGGAAAGGCATTTAAGGCATTATAAGTCAGAGTTAATATGTTATGAAGCGCATCTATTACAATAGGAACACAGACTTGATTGTTTCCAGTGTTTGAAGTATAATTTTTTGATTTTTTGGGGGTACAAATTAAGCCAAGGGGATGCAGTTTCTTCATAATGGGGTGCAAGAAAGAAATCGTACAACGAAGTACCTAATAGAGTATGCAGATGCCATTGGGAATAAAACTATTATTTGATAATCATTTCTTTAAGGCTGTACCCTGGAAAGTGCAGCCTTTTTCATATGGGAGGTGATAGATATGGGACGAAAAACAAAGCAAAACAAAATTACTTCACCTGAATTGATTGCCCAAATCAATCCAAAGAACATTCGGCTGATCAATGACTTTCTGGATTATCTGCGGTCAGTTGGCAAGGCAGAATCGACAATAAAAGCATATACCAGTGATCTTTATATTTTCTTTGTATGGGCGCTTCAAAATGCGGACAACAAATATTTCCCTGAAATTTCAAAGCGGGATATTGTTGCTTATCAAAACTGGCTGCTGCGCAGCAATGAAAACTCGCCTGCCCGTGTGCGCAGGCTAAAAGCAACATTATCTTCTCTCAGCAACTATATTGAGGCGATTTTAGATGATGAACTGCCAAACTTCCGGTCAATCATCCGCAAAATTGAAAATCCAATCAATGCGCCAACCAGGGAAAAAACGGTGCTGACCGATGAACAGGCTGATACACTGTTAGAGTATCTTACCAAACATGGACAGTATGAAAAAGCCTGTTGTTTTGCCTTGGCGCGATATTCTGGGCGGCGTAAATCTGAACTGGTGCGTTTTAAGGTATCGTATTTTGATGATGAAAATATCATTTATGGTTCTCTTTATAAAACGCCTGAAAAAATCAGGACAAAGGGGCGTGGCGTCAACGGAAAAATGCTGACTTGCTATGTGCTTTCTAAACCGTTTAAGCCTTATTTGGATCGATGGCTGGCAAAACGGCAGGAGTTGGGGATTGAAAGTGAATGGCTATTCCCTGATAAGGATGATCCTGCTCAGCCGCTTCCGATTTCAACCCTGAACAGCTGGGCAGAAACCTTTTCTAATATTTTAGGAATCCCAGTTTATTGGCATAGCCTGCGGCACTTTTTCACGACTTCACTGGCGAAAGCCAATTTGCCTGACTCTGTTATTAAAACGATTGTCGGATGGGAGAGTTTGGAGATGGTTGAGATTTATAAAGATATTGATGACGAAGAGGAAATCGGGAAGTATTTTCAGGATGGGGAGATTGTCGGACAAAAACAAACAGGTCTTTCTGATCTGTAAAAATTGGCAGAGTAGATCTATTGACAAATCAGACTGAAAATAATATAATGCGAATCAAGAGTATGAGAGGAAATATCGACCATGCGAAAATTGACGTTTCGTGGTTTTACAGAGCAATATGTAAAACAACTGTCCCTCAGAGGGACTACGAGTATTTACCGCCTTGTTCGAGAAATGTTATCTGATAATCCAAGACTTAAAGAACCACTTTTTCTGTATGCGGTATTGAATAGAAAGTCAAATGTGCTTTTGCAGGCGTCTAAAGGAACCGTTTGCTATGATGAATATTATAAATTATTGACGCGCTTTAGCACAGACGATTTGTTGAAGGCTTTAGAGGACGGCTCAACGGAGTTGCGGTATGAATATCATAAGGTATGGAGAAGTTATTTGTCCGTTTCTCAAGGATACGAACGTGATAAGAGAGTTAAATCGTTGATGCGTGATAAGATCCGTCAGCTTCAAATGGATACCGGAGTTTCCACGTATCAAATTTGTAAGGATCTCAATTTGAACCCATCAAATGTAAACTCATGGCTGAAAAACAATTTGTCTTCCAAAGTCAGCCTAAAAAAAGCACGAGCGGTTTGGGAATATTTAGAACAACAAAATGGAACACGAACGAACAGGGCTATGTGATGAGGCATAGCCCTGTTTCATTTTTTAGGATGGGGAGATCATTGGACAAAAGCAGACAATGCTTTCTGATTTGTAGAAAAATAAAAAGAGGGCGGGTAGTTCCGCTCTCTTAAAATTAGGGGATTTAGGAGGCAGTATGGAACTGTGCAAGAAGTTTGATGAGGAAGAGTCGAGAGAACGGCTGCTAAAACACGATGAGATAAAAAGAAGATTCAAAAATAAACTCAACGAATTGATTTTAACTGAAAATATCAGTTATGATGATGCCCTTTATATTTTACGAAATACGCAACTTATACTTGAAGAAAAAATGCGTGAAAATGTAATTACTCAAATTCCATTTGAAAGTCGTTTAAAATCAACCTGATAGCAGTAAGGAGGAGGGCGAATTGTTATGGGCGATGAATGGATAAGATTGATTGTTTCTGTTCTTCTTGGACTTGCTGTTACGATTCCGCTGATTGTCTGGTTAGTGAAGTATGTATATCGTGCAATTGAAGTGGGAAATCAGTCGCAGGTTATGAATCGTGTCATAGAATACATAGAACTTGCAGAGGAAATGTTTGAGAAAGGTACCGACCGAAAAGAATGGGTACTTGCTATGGCTCGGATTTCTGCTGATACGTTCAATTGTAAAGTCGATATAGATAGGATTTCTGTTTTGATTGACAGTCTATGCAGCATGAGCAAGGTAGTCAACAATAATGCGGAGGTGAATACAAAATGACACTTAGAGAGATTTTTTTAAGCGGCAGCAGTGCCCTTGTCATTATTTTAACGCTGGTTCAGATTTCGCCGATTAAGATTGATCCATTTGGTGCGCTCGCCCGGTGGATTGGTCGTGCGTTAAATGGCGATGTATTGCAAAAGTTGGATAGAATGGAGAATGCCCAAACAGAAACGCGGGAGCGTTTAGATGAACATATCCGTATTGACAATGAGCGCAATGCAGATGCGCATCGGGTACAGATCCTCCGGTTCAATCGTGAACTGCTGCAAGGTTTGCCGCATACACATGAGGATTTCATTGAGGCGCTGCATGAGATTGATTTTTATGAGCGCTATTGCCGAACACATGAAGAATATGAGAATAACCGCGCTATTCTGGCGATTGAGAATATCAAACGGGCTTATTGCGAATGGCAAGAGCAACATAAGACCTGTAATTGATTGCTCACCAAATGAATTGAGGGTATAAGTATCATAATGGATACTTATACCCTCTTTTTTTATAATAAATTCAAAATTAAGTTGAGTATTTCTCCAAATAGCATAAAGTTGGTATAAACATGAAATAGTATGCCGAATTATATGAAATATTTCAACAAAATAGTTGATATATATATTTGAATATAGTATAATTATGATAATATGTTGGAAAGTTGAGTACTAGTAAGGGTGAGATATATGAAAAGAATATTAGCATTTTTAATTGTCATTGTATCTGTATTTTCATCAGTTGGGGTAAATGCGTATGCTTTAGAATGGTATGGGAATCCATTAGATACCACAAGTTATCAAAGCATTATAGAAGATGCAAAGAAACGTCATACGGGTTATCGTGACCCTCGGGGAATATTATATGACATTGATAATAATGGTGTGCCAGAACTGATTTTGTTATACACCACTAAGATGAAAAGCAATGAAATAACAGAAGCTTTTGATTGCTGTGTAACAAGCATATACACAATGAATGGCAATACAGTGGTACCACTTATTACAGAGAAAGTTTTATATGCACAAGCAGGCGGCCCAGAAGGATTTAGCGGCATAGTAGCTAAGAACGGAAAGAAATACTTTGCTATTTTTTCAGAATCAGGTGAAACTGGTGACGGAGAGGGTCCAATTTCAAGAGGTGCTGATTGGTACTTATATAGTGTAAGCGGTAAATCTATAAATTTAGAACAGCATCTATATACTGAATTTCAACTCAATCCAGATATGGATGTAATATCAAGAAAGACCACTTTGAATGATAAGAGCATATCATGGAATGAATATAATAATTGGATAAGTTCAATACAAAAGATAAGTGTGCTAGACGAATATAGTGATGTAGTACCACCTGAAACATTATTAGATAGCGTATTATCGGCTGTAAAAGGTAAAAATTATAATGAACCATCTTCATGGGCGGAAAAAGAAGTGAATGCTGCAATAAATTTAGGAATCGTTCCTTCAAATTTAAAAAATAATTATCAGCAAGCAATAACTCGTGAGGAATTTTGCGTATTAGCAACTCAAACATTGTGTGCTAAATTTGGAACTAATACAGAAGGAATCCTTAAGAAATATAATAAAGTAGCATATAGCAGATTTTCAGATACACAGAATAACTCTGTTATAGCAATGAATGCTTTGGAAATTGTTAATGGTGCTGATAATTATCATTTCAATCCAGATAGTGAGATTACACGAGAAGAAGCTGCTGTGATTATAAGAAAAATGTGTGGTTTGTTTGAAAATACTATGCCTAATAAATTAAACAAGAAATTTTCTGATGCAACAGCTATTTCAAGCTGGGCTAAAGAATCCGTCGAAATAGTAACATCATGTTTGTATGATGGAAAGTACATTATGAATGCAACTACCAATAATCAATTTTCTCCTAAAATGAACTATTCTCGGGAACAAGCAATAGTCACTATGGAGAGATTGTTTCATTACGTTAAAGACAAACCGGCGGTAAAAGTGCTATTAAATTATGTATTGAACTCTGACTATATAAGTACTGCTATTTCAGAAAGCGAATTATTAGGCGAATGGAAATTGGATGCTCAGCGTACAATGGACGTGACAGGAGAATCCTTAAGAGGTTTATTTGGTTCAGGTATAAAATACGGGGATAGTATGGAATTTGGAAGAAATTCGTACTTTGAATATTATATCGGAATAGGTTGTGGTGGTAAAGGTAAATTTAGAATCGATGGCGATAAGATAGAGGTTAGTTATGTGACATATGAAGAAGAAACTCAAATGTCTGAAACTCTGCATATATTGCGTGATAAATCAGGTCAATTAGTCATTGCAATGGACTATGCAGATGAAGATAAAATAATTTGGGTGCATTCCTGATATAAAAACGCACTTTTTATCAAATGCTGTATCAGCAAAAAAGTCAAAGGACGAATCCTATCGGCTGCTGTGCTGCAGAATCCAAGCAAGGATTTCGGTTGCAAGACAACATGAATATATTTTGATCAAAGGTCGAATATACTCCACCAGCTGTCTGCTGACTTTATATGAATCTACATACACATTGAAGATTTTAGTTTCATTTAACATGGTCAAAAAGCACAGGTTATCTCTGATATTCCTTGGAGAAAGTTCTGGCGGCCGTTGGAGTATAAGACTAAGAGCCTATCCCGAAATTAACGATGAACGCGAATGATCTTACGCCAGACAATCACTGCACAGGCAAACTGAAGCAGAGCCATATAGTTGGCAGCTTTCTTTTCATAGCGAACCAGGAGTTTACGGAACCGATTGAAAAAAGAGTGTGTAACCTCAACAACCCAGCGGCGTGCGCGAAAATCGGGGTTGTGTTCCAATGCCTTCTTCTCTTCACCCCGGGGTCGAATATGTGGAATATAATTGCGCTGTTCAACTGCTTCTCCGCTGCCAGTATAACCTGCATCTAAGCACAGATTTTGCGGATGCTCCTCATCCGGCTCCGGACGCAGCACAACGATATGATCCAGCGTTTCCTCCAGTAATTTGATGTCATGCGTATTGGCTCCGGAAATCACAATTGGCAGCGGGAGTCCCTTTTCATCTGTCAGAACACTGCGTTTTGTCCCCATTTTTCCCCCGGTCCGTTGGATTCTTCCCAACGGACTCCAAAGCCAAGGGGGCTTTTACCATACAGCCGTCCAGGCTTTGCCATTCCCAACCGATTCCTTCCAGTTCATCATACTGCTCCAGACCCTTACTCCAAATCTTTTCAAAGAAACCGGCGGCCAACCATTCCTGAAATCTTCTATGCACTGTACTGCCGCTCCCATATTCACGAGGCAGCGCCTTCCATTGACACCCGGTTCGCAGCACATAGAATATTCCTTCCAGTGCTTTCCTCGCTGGCATTGGTTTCCTTCCCTGCCCTGGTGCGTTCTTATATTTCTTTGCTGGATCTCGTTCTTTTTTCGGTATTTCGTCCTTGATTGCCTGCCAAAATTCATCTGAGATTGTCCATGATTGATAACTTTTCTTTTCGCTCATTTTGATCACCCTTTGACATTATACCACAGATGCTTTTATTTTGGGATAGGCTCTAAGTGGTATAGAAAGCAAGTGATGCTGGATTCTGTTTGCGGTTCACAGTGAATGGTACGAAAGACCTGCCTGTTCGGGTGTGGACATGCCCAGTGTGCGGAGTTGTCTACGACTGGGATGTGAACGCCCGTAAAGAATATCCTGAAAAAGGGTCTGTGCTTGTTGGTGCAACCAGAACACATGCGGCAAGGCGGGACACATCCAAACCGATACGCTCTGGAAGATTGTGCAAAGCATCGCTGGTTGAAGTCAATGGTTGTTGAAATGAGAATCCTCAAACTAAAGCTGAGGATTCTCAACTTATATTGGGGTATTGTATATGAAAAAATTTGCTCATTCGCTGATTGCTGTTAATCTTATGATTCAGGCGCTTATGGGAGTTTCGGCATCTGCCATAAAATCATTTCGTGATGTAGGAAACCATTGGGCAAAAGCATATATTCAATTACTGACCGAACGTGAAGTCATCAATGGGTATAGTGATGGGACATTTGCGCCTGACAGGACATTATCAAAAGCAGAAGCTGCCACTTTGATTTGCACATCGGCTAAAATTACACCATCTGAATCATCGTCCACTGATTTAGTTGATATTTCTGGACATTGGGCAGAACGTTACATTACAGCGCTCCCCCATATTGTAGCGCATAACAATTATTTTAGCCCCGATTCACAAATTACCAGAGGTGATTTTGTACAAATGATTGTCGGTGCGATGCACTTGAATCTAGGAGATGCAGATGATACGATTCTAAATCAAACATTCAAAGATGGTGCGGCTGTTCCTCAAGACATATCGGCATATATTGCTTTGGCAACAGAAAGGAACATTATCAGCGGGTATTCAGATTCAACTTTACGGTTAAATAATACATTAACCCGTGCAGAAGCCTGTGTCATGTTGAAACAGGCATTTTTCCCAGATGCCGCATTACCTCAGACGAATCATAATGAGTGGAGTCATACATTAACCGGTGTTTGGGAGAATGTAGAGTATCAATCACTACAGGAATATGCAAGATTAACTTTATATCCAGATGGAACAGCAGGACTCGTAGAACGTTCTTGTTTTTATTGGGGAAATTTTGAAGCGGAGAATGATGGAAGTGTTTCGCTTTATCTGAAAGGCAGTATTTGGTATAGCAATATGACTATTGAATGGGTTGAAGAGCCTGCTGATTGTTGTATTCGTTTATCAAAGGGAAAAACCGATCAGCAGATGAAATTCCTCCAGAAATATGATTCCTATGGGAATCATAATATTATAGGGGAAATTACACTGTCGAAAATGTATGATGATACTGATTATCCGAATATAGATGCCCAAATAAGAGAATACAAAAGCAAATAGTCAAACTAAAAGCTGTATTCATAATTGTTTGAGCAATCAGGATGTAGTGAGTACAAAATAATGTTTCAGGAAAGCCATATGATCGAAAGGGATAGCTTCTAAAGATTTACTGGTTTTCCGCGAGGAATTTTTTCTATTCAAGTCAAAATAAACTATATGAGGGCGTAAGTATCCATTATGATACTTACGCCCTCTTTTTTTTTTCGCAAGAAAGTTGAAAACCACATCGAGATTTCTTCAAATGGTGTAAAGTTGGTGTAAACATGAAATAGCGTTTCAATATACCAGAACATTTCACACAAGATATGGCGTGATTTAGTGATTATCACATCATATTCAGTATTATTTCAGTAGATTGAGAAAAACCAATCAGCAATCAAGAATATTTATTTTTTGTTTAGAAATAATAGTCATCTGCCGCATAAACTGAATCAGGCGCTGTTGGTTCATACTCTCTTCATACAACATAAATTTTAGCGAACCGTTGGCGCTGATTACAGAAAGCATATTGATACGTTCTTTTTTGGTTTCCACCAGCAGTACTGGCGGATGACCTTTAGGTGCGAACCCTTTCTCGTAATTTTCCACATTACTGATTCCACTTTCGTCAGCCCAATAAATGACTGTTTTTTTTGTGCATGTTGTGCAATGTCTGGATATTCCTCCGCCTAGAACCTTCACAGACGCTTAGGATCCTGTTTTCGGGCACGCTTTATCGGACGCTGGCTGCTTAAACCCCAGCGCCGCATATAATTCAATGCACCCCTCTCTGAAATGGTCTTACCATATTCTTTTTTGATATAACTGCATATCTTTTTTAATGTCCACAGACTTCCCGGCAATCCATATTCCTCTGGTCGATTATTAATAATCACCTCACGGATTGCTTTTTGTTCTTCTGCTGTCAGCGTCATTCTTTCGCCTGGTT